GCTAAGCGTCTCGTCCACTGACATCGTTCCGGTCGACCGGTTTCGGACCATCAGCGAGCGCGAGCAGGGCATTGTCGCCGCGACGTTGCGCGAATTCGGACAGTATCAGACGCGCCGATCGATGTTCGCCGGCCAGTGGGAGGAAGTCGCGCAACTGATCCTGCCGACGAGCCGCAACACGTTTTTCTATCAGAACTACAACACCCCCGGCGTCAAGAAGACCCAGCAACAGGTCGACGCCACCGGCGCGCTGGCGCTTCATCGTTTCTGCGCGATCGCCGACTCGCTGGTCACGCCGCGAAACATGTTCTGGCATGGCCTGCAGGGAGACGATTACGTGATGAAGGATCGCGCCACCCGGCTTTGGTTCGAGAACACGACCAAGCTTTTGTTTCGCCACCGCTACGCCGCCACCGCGAATTTTGCGTCGCAGAATTACAACAACTGGCAGTCGCTCGGCGCATTCGGCAATTCGACCATGTACATCGACAAGTTCGACAACCGCTGGCACGGCGGCGGCATGGGCCTGCGCTACAAGTCCGTTCCGCTCGGCGAGACCTTCTTCGGTGAAAACCACCAGGGCAAGGTCGACCGCATGATCCGGTGGTTCAAATTGACCGCCTATCAGGCCGCGCAAAAGTGGGGCGATGATGCGTTGCCGGATAATATCCGCGCAAAGCTGACCAGCGATCAGACCACGCTTTTCAGCTTCCTGCATTGTGTCAAGCCGCGCGACGATGACTACGACCCCCAGGCGCTTGACGAGCGCGCCATGTCGTTCACCTCGTACTATGTATCGATCGAGGGCCAATGCCTGATGCAGCCGGAAAGCGGCTACCGGGTATTTCCCTTCGCGGTCTCGCGCTACGACCAGGCTCCGGGCGAGGTCGAGGGGCGAGGCCCGGCGCAAATCGTGTTGCCAAGTCTGAAAACGCTGAACGCGCAAAAGATCACGTTCCTGAAAACCGGTCACCGGGCGGCCGACCCGGTCCTGCTGATCGCCGACGATGGGCTGGTCGGCATGGACCTTCGGCCCGGCGCGATGAACAAGGGCGGCGTCACCTCCGACGGCCGGCCGCTGGTGCACACGCTGCCGGTCGGCGACATTCAGATTTCCGAAAAGATGATGGGCGAGGAGCGCGGCATCATCGATGACGTGTTTCTCGTGTCGCTGTTCAAGGTGCTGTCCGAGCATCCGAACATGACCGCGACCCAGGTGATTGAGCTCGTCAACGAAAAGGGCATGCTGGTGGCGCCGACGCTGGGCCGGCAGCACTCCGAATATGTCGGCGGCATGGTCCCGCGCGAACTCGATCTCCTGGCCGAGATGCGGATGCTGGATCCGGTGCCGCCGCGGCTTCGGGAGGCGCTTGGTCGCGACGGGCTGGCTGCGGTCGGCATCGTCGACACCTCGCCGCTCTCGCTGGCTGCGTCGGCTGGTAAAGCCGCCGGTTTCCTGCGAACGCTCGAGCAGGTCCGCGAACTGGTCAACATCACGCAGGACATGAGCCTGCTTGATCCCTTCGATTTCGACACGGCTATTCCGGAGATTTCGCGCATCAACAACGTGCCGGAAGTCTGGATGGCCGATGACCAGAAGATCGCCGCGAAGCGCCAAGCACGCGCCAAGCAGCAGCAGCGACAGGAACAGATTCAGGGTGCGCCCGCCGAGGCCGCCATAATCAAGGCTCGCGCGGTGGCTGCTAGATCCGGCGCATTGCAGGGCATCCCGCAATGATCGATCAGGAAAAGGCCAAGGAGATTCTTGGCGACCGGCAGCGTGCTTACCTGCTTGCCTTCAATGTCGAGGGCGCAGCGGGTGCCGCCGTGCTCGCCGATCTCGCCACGTTTTGCCGCGCCGACGAAACCTGCGTTGTGCCCGGCGACCGCGACCGCACCTACGTTCTGGAAGGGCGGCGCGAGGTGTTCCTGCGCATTCAGGATCACTTGAAGCTCACCACCGAGCAACTTGTCCAGAAATACACCCGGCCCGCCAAAGGAGCGATAAGCCATGACCGAACCTACCCCTCCGACGCCCCCGACTCCCCCGACGCCGCCTAGTCCTCCGCCTGTCGCGTGGCATACTGGCGTCGACGCCGAAGTTCTCGGCTTCTGGCAGAACAAGGGCTTGCCGCTCGACGATCCCAGGGCGTTCGGCGTCAAGTTGACAGAGCTTTACAAGGGAGCCGAAAAGTTCATCGGCGTGCCGCCCGATCAGGTGGTCAAGCTGCCCAAGGCGGACGCCAGCCCGACCGATTTGCGCGCGTTCTATGAGCGCCTTGGCGCACCGAAGGAGGCCAAGGATTACGACCTGTCCGCGGTCAAGGATACCTCGATCGCCGAAGCGCTGCGCAATGTCGTACATGCCCGCGGCGTGCCGAAGGACGCAGTCACCGATATCGCCAAGGCCGTGGCTACCGCGATCGATGCCAAGGCCGCCGCGGATAATGCGGTGACGACCAACAAACTGGCAGAGCAAAAGGATGCCCTCGTCAAGAACTGGGGCGACAAGTACGCCTACAATCACCTGCAGGCGATCGAGGGCGCGCGCCGTCTCGGCATCACTCCCGAAGGCGTCAAAGCGTTGGAGGGCCAGATCGGCTACGATCAGGTGATGGAGGCCATGCGCAAGATCGGCGCCAGCACGCGAGAGGATACCTTTGTCGAGCGCGGCGCCGGTGGCCCGAACGGCGACGTCACGACGCTGGAAGGCGCCCGTGCCCGCAAGGCAGAACTGATGGGCGACAAGAATTGGGTCGCGAAATACAACAATGGCGACCCTGCCGCGAAGCGCGAAATGACCCGGCTTAACCAGATGATCACGGGGGTCACGCCATGAGCGAGGCCCAGGAAGTGACGTTTGACGCGCCGGCGGCGAAGAAGCCAACCGTCAAGAAGGCCAGGAAGCCACGCAAACCGCCGCGTCGCGCCTCTTTCCACAAACCGGCCGAGAAGTCCGGCGAGCCTTTCCCGGGCCTGACGCGCACGGCCTGCGCTGCCGGATGCAATGAAAAGGGATGCGCGATCAGCGGCAAGGTCTATTGCGCCCACCCGACCAAGGGCGGGTTGCAAGCGGCCGATCAAAGCGATCCTGCCGCACTGAAACGGTTACAGGCCGCTCGTACGCAACTCGGCGTCCAGATCGATCCTGACCGTTTCAAATAGCGGTGCGTTGTTAAGTCGACCTGGGTGCGGCACGTTCCGCACCCATAGACCCGAGCGTCGCCGGACCCCGTAAGGACAAGTCCGGCTCCGGGTAAGTAGACGGCCCCCTGCCAAGGACAAGGCTGAAAGACTGATGGCCCCCACGCAAGACGCGATGGGCAAGGCCGCCGTTCATTCAACCCCTTTGAGGCGGGATAGCCATGTCCGAGAATCTGCCGTCACTTTTCACCACTGAATTTTCCACCATGCTTGCGCTCAAGCTGCAGCAGAAAACGTCCAAGCTGCGCGGGCGCGTGATGGAGGGTTATCACGTCGGCAAGCAGGCCTCGCCGATCCAATACTATGGCGCGGTGCAGATGAAGCCGCCGCAGGGTCGGTTTGCTCCGATTGGCCGGCAGGATGCGTCGTTCACCCGGCGCTGGGTTTTCCCGGTCGACCGCGATGCCAACCAGCTGATCGACACCTTTGACAAGCTCAAGACCGCGATCGACCCGCAGTCGCAGGAGGTCGCCGGCGCCGCTGCCGCTGTCGCCCGTGAATGGGACGACCGGCTGATCGCCGCCGCCTTTGGCACCTCTCAGATCGGCACCGATGGCGCCAGCTTCTCCGCTGAAACCTGGGCTTCGATTTCATCCTCGTGGACGGTTTCCTCGACCTTCGGCTCTGCCGCGGCGTCGGGCCTGACTGTCGCCAAGATGATCGAAGCCAAGCGCATCATGCGCAAGGCGCAGGTCGACATGGAAGAAGAGACGCTGACCTGGGTGACCAACTCCCAGGGCGAGAGCGACCTGCTCAACCAGGTCCAGGTGGTTTCCACCGAATTCAGCGACCGCCCCGTCCTCACCGACGGCAAGGTCACGCGACTGCTCGGCTGGGACATCGTCTATTCGGAGCGCCTGCCGTCCAGCTCGAACGTCCGCCAGAACATCCCGTTCGTCAAATCGGGCCTTTATCTCGGCATCTGGAAAGACACCGAGAACGACGTCGATCGCCGGAAAGACCTGAGCGGCTTGCCCTGGCAGATCTACACGATGATGTCGTCCGGCGCGACCCGCCTCGAGCCGGGCCGCCTGTTGGAATGCGACTGCGCCGACACCTCGGCCGCCGCCGACGTAACCCCGTAAGGAGGCATCCATGGCCGTTGACCACGTAAAATCATCTTTCATCACCAATCTGGACGCCACGCCTTCGGTGCAGAACACCGCAGGCGAGGGTGGACCCGCGCCACACAAGTTCACTGATGGCTACGCCACGGCATTAGCATCATCGAGCGTCGGCGCCACCTACCAGCTCGCCCGCGTTCCCTCGAACTGCAAGATCAAGTCGATCATCTTCGAATCCGAAGCGCAAACCGCCGGCAAATTCGATCTCGGCGTCTTCTATGCCACGGATGGCGAAGGAGGCCGACCTACCTCTCTACTGGTTGCCAACGCGATTTCTGCGGCACTTTTCGCCTCGGCCATCGATTGCGCCTCGGCGGTCGCAGCGACCGATGTTACGAATGAGAGCGGCACCTACACGCTGGACAAGCGGACGCAGCCCTTGTGGCAGGCCGCCGGCCTCTCCAGCGACCCGGGCGGGTTCTTTGACATCGTGGCAAGCGTCATCACAACGGCGGTCACCACCGGCACCGGCAAGTTCGGCATCCGCGTCGGTTACACGGACTGAGGTAAGCCATGGCAAGCCATTATGTCAGCGTTGCCCGCGGTGTAGAGGGATCGAAATATTCCGACTTCACCACGGGCACGTCCACCACAGCCGGAGATTTGTTCGAATTCCGTGTACTGGATGGCGTGACCCCAAAGAAGGTCGAAGTCATAAAGGCGCTGGAGGCGATTGAACGCTTCTTCGAAAATGCCCAGCAGGTCAGCGCCGCCGGCTTTGACGTCTCGGGCTGATCATGGCGCAGAACCGCTTCATCAATATCACCCTGGACGCGAATGCGTCCAGTCGCGTCGATCACTCGAACGACAAGCATGGGCAAGCAATCGGCGCCGCCGGGGCTGGCGATCTGACATTGTCATTCGACACTTCGAAATTTTCATCGTTCTCGCTGCTTCGTTCGGCCGTCATGGCGGCTTTGCAGCAGGCTTCCGGAACAATGAACCCGTAAGGCGGTATCGAGTCGAGTTTTACGAGGGCGGGCGTTAACTCGTCCGCCCTTTTCTTATGAGGCGACCATGAAAAAAATTCTACTGTCTCTGATCCTGCTGCTGATGGCTACGCCGGTATTTGCCCAAGCAATTGGCCAGCCCAAGTCAGTTGCAAGCGTCAATGGCTCGGTGAAGATTACGACAGGGGCGACCTACCAGCAGATTTTAGCAGCCGTCACCGGCGCTCCCGGGCGGCAGTCGGTCACGATCCAAAACAATAATGCCAGCGATGCATGCCTGATTGATCCGACCGGCACCGTCACCGTCGGCAGCACGACCGCCAGCACGTTCACCATCGGCGGCGTCAGCCTAACTGCCGCACAGGCTTCGATCTCGCTCGCCGCGGGCCAATCCTACACGCGGTATTATCCGCTGACCCCGCGAGACAAAATTACAGGGACGTGCAACACGACCGGCAGCAGCCTCTACGTAGATACGCAATAAGGTCCGCCGCCATGAAGAACGTTGCTCGTCTATTCCTCGTTCTGTGGCTCGGACTTACCAACGCGGTTGGGCAGACGGTCACTCCGCAAATCGGCGGGTCTATCGGCTATTCAACCGATGGCGGTATCCTCGCCGCCAGCGCAGGCGACTTCTCATATCCGTCGTTCCCCTACACGACGCTCGCTGATTTCCGCACGACGGCGGACATTCAGAACAATTTCATCGGCAGTGCGGCCGACGTTGCCGACCCGGACAGCCCCTATGGGTCGACCTCTATTCAGGAGACGTTCAACGGCGGCACGAGCACGCTAGTCTCGAAAACGATCCTATCGACCCCGGTGGACGTCACCAACGGGATGATCCAATGGACGTTCAAACCTGAAAACGCGATCTTACCGACAAGTTCGCCTCTCACGACCTTCAATATCCGCCTTTATTCGGCGGGCACGCCAGCCTCCCCAAGCGCGAACTACCATCAAGCCTTTTCGGCCACTTGGTTAAACACCGCGTCGACCGCCGTCACCGGATCAAATGGGCGCTGGCAATCGCATGGCGTTCCCACAGGTCAATTTGTTATCGGTGGCGGCACCGGGGCCGACCTTACGCAGATCAAATATGCGCTCATCCTTGCCCGCGTCAGCAGCGGGAAGACGGCTCGTATCGGCAGCATCAGGTTTTACCCGAACCCGCTGGCAAAGGCCAAAGTCATCATCCGGATGGATGACGGCTACAAGGATGCCTTCACGATCGCGAAGCCTCTGCTCGATGCTGTCGGTGCCGGAGGGTTCCTGGCCATCGGCCAGGCCAACAATGTCATCGGCACAAACGACACTTTCTGGCTGAACTGGACACAAATCCAAGCGCTCAAAAATAGCGGCTGGCAGTACGGAGCGCAGAGCTACTCGACCGAAACCAAGTCGGTCATTGACGCGATGACGTCTGCGCAGCGGCTCGCTGAATATGCCAACACCCGCAATCTTGCTCGGACCGTCAACGCTTACCGCGACACTTACGACGGGACCTATTTCTCGCAAGTTGATCAGACAGACATGATAAATTACCCGGAATTTTCGGCATCGTTCAGGACGGCGCAGACCTTCTACAATGCGAACCTAAACCAAAACCCGCCCTTGCCGTTCTCAGAGCCATTTCCGTTCGGAGATCCCAAGCGGATTGTTGCCGTCAACATCAATTCCTTCGGGAACGGGCAGCAGAACGGGGCGGGGTCGACGATCTCGCAATATTTGCTGCTCTATCTCGACATGGTGCGGACCACGAAAGGG